TTGATAAGAAGCCTACCCCCTATATTGAACTCGAGGATCGTTGGGGAATATGGAAACTGGTAGATGATCCACTCTGCAAGCCCCCACTAGTCCTCTCTATCGAAATGGGTCTCCGGATAGGCGAGGTTGTGGCTTTGCAATGGGATTGCGTTGACGTCAACCAGGGACTCCTGCGAATCGTGCGCCATGTCTCAGGCACCAAAGTTGTGCCGATGCGAAAGGGCGGGGATGAATACCACGCGCCTTTCGATATGCCGTACAGCCAGACAACAAAGGAAATGCTCTTGAATCGGAAGCCCAGCCTCGCGGTCCCTTGGGTATTTCATGGAAAGAAGGGAAATCACTTGCAGGTTGACCGGGTGAGCAAAGTATTCAAACGGGCAGCACGAGCCTATGGATTGCCACAGGCTCATTTGCACCAATGCCGTCACAGTTCCATCAAGGACAGAATCGCAGACGGGTATCATTTAGAAGAAGTCCAGGCCATTCACGGCCACAGGAGCAAGCTGACGACTGAGGTATACAAGGGGCCGGGGATACGCCATTTAAGAAAACTTGAAGTTATGGGAGGTAGGGAGTGAAAGTCGTAAGTTGGATTAAGGGATTGTTCACAAAGAAAATAAATTATGAGCAACCTAGAATACCGCAAGATCCCTTTGCACCACGAAGAAAAAACAGGATTTACCCAAACGATGAATTTGCAAAAGATCATATTAATAGGTGGCTTGATGATGTACTTGATAAGCATCATGGATAATCGGCAAACCCTCGGAACAACCCTCTGAATCCCGCGCCCAGCAAGGCGCACCCGGTAACGAAATAGCACCGGGTTTTGGGGATAAGTAGTTAGAATTATTAACCTTTTTCTGTGGGAGGCTTCGGAACAAATGAAACCCCTCATCATAGCCTGCCTGATCCTAACTAGCTGCGCTTGGTCCACCCAGGAGAAAGTGGCTGGCGCATTCTTCCTGGCAGCTCATACGGCAAATTATTACAGTACAGAAAAAGCCCTTGATAATCCCAATAACCACGAGAACAATCCTATCCTCGATGAACATCCTTCCGACCGGAAATGCCTTGTCTATTTTTCCCTTACTGGAGTAGGAGCTCTCATCGTGGCCCATATCTGGAAGGATGCCCGCCAGTGGATTCTATGGGGATATGGCACAGTGAACGCCGGTTGTGTGGTGTATGATCGGGGGTTGGATTAAACTTTAAATGAGGTTTTGAGATGGAACAAAAATACATTATCCCTCTTATTGCCGCGATCGTTATCGCCGGGGCGTGTATCGTTCTGGCCGGCAACGGAGGCCTTCCGAGTACGGTAGGGCCGGAGGATTCTATGTTTGTATTAACAGACCAATGGGACCATCATCAGCAATGGGAAGTCAAAAGAATTATCTGGAAGGATCTAAACAAAGATATTCTCATTGAGCAGGGCTGGGAACCATTTCATGTTAATGCCTTTGAGATTCTTTTACGCCGCCGTATCAAATGACAAAACACCTCTACAAAAGCGCATGGTGGGTTCTTTGTGTGGTGGGGGCCCTGGCCCTAAGACTTCAGGCTAGGCTTTTAAGATCCTGGCCTACGAAGCCGCCTGCAACCCTGCTATAAAATCATCAAGCAAGCCCTTTACTCTCTCCATCCAGGCACTCGAGGCCGGTAGCAATTCCATCTCCTGCTTGAGCTCAACCTTTGGCAGAATCCTCACAAGTTGCATTCTCAAATAAGGATCTTCGGTAAGCTGATTCAGCAACCAGTCCGTTCCCTTATTCAGATCGAACTTGAAGTCGTCGGCATCTTCTCCCTGCATCAAGTCCATTGAATATTCGAGAATAGTATCCTTGATCTCCGGGTACTTCTTCCCGATGAGATAGCCCAGAGTCGAAGTTGTGACTTCCATCAATACGGTCTTGTCAATGACCGGGGCCTGGATCTGGCATGTGCCAAACCCTGAAGCAACCAGAAACGCTCCCATCAGAGCTATGAGTAATAGATTTCTCATTTCTCTTTTTTCTCCCCTTTCTTCTTTGAAAATAGATCCTTGAGTTGTTTAAACACGAGAATCCATGCTAAAACTAGTGATGGTGTAATGATCATATTAAAACCCCACCAATACTTTGAAATCTGTCCAAATATCCAAAATCTCTTCTTTGGTGAGATTCTGGCCTCCCGGTCCGGTTTCCTGCAACGCCTCATCCATCGACCTTGCCAGTTCCCGGAGCTGTTTTATTTTGCCGTGAACCATTGCCTTGCCGCCTGCATAAGCGGCGATTACAATACCGAGTAAACCTAATGCGATTTGCCACCAGTCCATAGCTTTTACCTCCTTTCTCCTAGACTGTAATGGTTCCCATCATTCCACCGGCCTCCCCAGGATCCCCCTATGGATTCCCAAAATAGGCCGAGCGGTTCATGGTCTGCCGTTTTAGTCAGGTATTTTCCATTCTTAAAAAGATTGAAGTCAATCGCCAACCGCTTATAATGAAAGCTATCATCGATATGCCCATCGTGAGCATAAGCATCTCCAAAGGTGAGGTCATACCCTTTCTCATAAGCGAACAGGATGAGCAAGGCCACCAGTTTGACAAATTTACTCTGTTGCTTTCTTAGAGCCATTGTTTTTATCGTTGAAATCTTTAACTGCTTGGTTCATTTCCCTAAGTTCTTTTTCAATCTCCACAAAAAGACCTTCGATCACTGTCATTCCGTTTCGCAAGAAATGATTCAAGCCCTCCAATCTTTCATTAGAGGCTTTCATAATAGCCCCCAGGTTAAAAGGTTTTGAACAACATCACTATGACCCCGATCAGATTAAGGCTCAAAGTGATAAAGATACCTAAGACCATCTTTTGATTAGCGTTCATGTGTCTCCAGAGTTCTTTCAAATTTCCCTCGCAATCTTGTATCCGAGCCTCAAAGCCCGAATGTGCTTTACAAATGTTGTTATTATTTCCGTTCACGATTTCTGTCCTGAAGCTATGTAGGCTATGCCTTCAAGCGTACCACTCCACGCCGTACCATCGTAATCTTCGACCAAAACATAGAGCCCAGTTCTAAACGGTATGTGCATTATACCCGGCATGGCTCCATTAAACCCCATTGCGGTTGCATCAAGGTCAGTGGTGGGTGTGATCTGTCGTCCGGCTGAACTTAGTCCATCATAAAACGTAATCTGAGGATCAGTCGCATTATCCATGCCAATCAAAAATCCGACTAAGGAACCTTCAGAGTTCCACAATATACCTGATCCCGTGAAATTTACTGCTTCTCCTCTCATTAGAAACCTCCTAAATAATCTCGTAGCAACAAGACCCAGGAAACAGCAAGCACTCCTATGGCAACCCAGAGAAAAATCCGTTCTCGTTTCAACGTCCTGATCACTGGCTTGTATGTCTCTATAATTTCCTGATCCTTCACAAATTCTTTGTACTCGACAGTTTTCGCCAGTTCGAAGATTCTCCGAGCAATATTAATATTCTTGATTTCAAGACCCCGTTGTATCTGTTTATAAAGCTCCTGGGCTGCGGCCTGCACTTGAGCGTTGCTTAATCCCTGTGGCTTCGCCCGATAGAGTTTGGTCAGTTCAAACCTCTTACTAGCGTAAAACTCGAATATTTTCTTTTTCATCAATAGACCTCTCTCTTTTGAAAGATTACGGTCCTGTAATCGGTAGCTTTTCTATCCTCTGGAAGAAAGAACCAAGGCATATTGGTATATGCTATAAACTCATTGACCGCTTGGAAAACATGGGGATGGCTTCCTACGGAATAATCATGCACAACCATAATGCCGTTTCGGTCAAGAAGTTGTGAGCACTTCTCTATGTCGGTAATGGCACTATCATAGGAGTGATCACCGTCAACAAAAGCAAGGCCAATCTTGCGCTCACCGAGATAGTGTTTCCAGTCTACGGCTTTACTATCACCGACAACCAAGACATGCTTAATGGGGATCCCCCTGGTAAATGCTTCCGATCGATCACAGGCACGTTGATTAATGTCACAGGAGATCAAAAGCCCATCTTCCATAGCATTTGAGGCAAGAGCCTTGCCCAATATCTGCGAAGTAAACCCATTCCATAATCCTATTTCAACAATGGTCTTGACGTTATAAGCGAGGATCATAGCCGCCGAGATAAGACAGGCGTGTTTCGTTCCGCCCGATAGTTTCCAGTCTATCTCCTGGAATATCCTAGATACCGGAAACAGAGGATTCTCGTCACATCGTTTTTCAGGTTTCATCTGTGTGTGCATCCAGCTCATATCGTGCCCTTTCTATCCTTTCCCAATACTTGATAAGGCTTATTGGGTTAATGGGTTTATAGTCTCCGTGATCGTCATTGCGTTGTTTCCAGCGTTCTGTTCTTTCAGCAATATTGTTTTTGGTTTTGTCAAGCGTACCAGAAATTCGGTGAAGACCCGATCCCCACCGATAGACATAAGATGCACCTGCCGCTCCTAAGTCTGTCCGGGCTATGCCGCCTTCCTTTGCTATGCCTTGCTCTAGCGCATTGTGTTCATTGCCCCCTGAGTTTAAGATATAGCCGTATTTCTCTACGATTTCCTTCCGCGTTGTCCAGGATGCCTCATACTTATTGGCCCCGAGATACATTCGATCTTCTGTGACCTGCCAACCCCATGAATGCCCTGGTTTCCAAGCGGGGGCATCATCGGGGAGCATCAGAACACCTTGGCTAATCGCCCAAGGAAGATAAAGGTCATCATCATCCCATGTTCTGATAAGTTCACCGTGGGCAAGAGTTAAAAGATAATCCCTGCAATCTCCCAGTGTCGGCCAACCGGATTCGTTATGAATCCTCACCTGTGGCAGTTCGCATATAAGCCTTTTCGGGTGATTATTCAAAACGATCAATTCCTTATTCGGGTAATCCTGGGCCAAGAAACAACTTATTGCCTCGGTCAATGCCGAATACCGTCCGTATGTGGCAGTAAGACAACTAACGAGAGGAAGTTTCATTTTTCTTATACTCCGCTATGGCTATGCCCATCCGCTTTGCCATTGCCGTTGCTAAACGACATAACCGTTTAACCTCTTTCTTCCTTGATTTCATATATATCTCACGCAATACCCCGCATATTGTTCCTTCTGGACCTTCCAACATGACCGATTCAGATACAGGTTCAAACTTGTTTCTATAAAACTCACTCATTGACAATACTCTCCGCTACCCTACTCACAACCATTTCCCCGAAGTGTTCATATATCGGTTTAGGGTCAAGACCGATTTCCTGAAACCCATAGAGAAAATTCCTGATCTTATCTTCCACTTGCAGGGGATATACCCGCTTTTCACTTCCGAAAAAGTGGGTCCACCGCAACCAGGGTAAGCACAAAACCTTTCTCCCGTCCTTCCGGTACTTTTCCTGTAAAACACCTTCCACACCAGCAAACCCTTTGCATTTGGAATGAAAACCCAACCATGAATCTTTACGGCATCCAAAGAGGCCGAGCGGTCCTATCTCAATCTCAATGGCCTGATCTCCCAATTTGTTCACATCCTGGGCAGGGGGCCATATTCCCCACATCCCGGCTCTCCATTGTGGGAGATAATTGGTATAGCAATTCTTCAAGCTGCTCAAAACGATGGTTCCTTGAATTAAATTCTTTGCCTCTTCCCAATGTTCTTTAAGCCACCATTTCAGGCGGGCGATATTGTCTTTCCAGAGGAAAACATGGCTATCCAGGATAAGCACAAAATCACCATTAGCACGGTTGAATATCTCATTTCGTGCGGGGCCTGTGCCGTTTACCTCTCCAAACTTCTCATAGCGTATGGTCTGAAAGGATTTCACAAGATGATACATATCATCTGAGCCTTTATTGTCGAGCACAAGAATCTCACAATCGGTTAAATCCTGATAAAGACGTAGGGCCTCGACGGTAAACCAGACCTCGGTAAAATTCTCATAACAGGGCATTCCAATAGTCAATAGCATTACTTTAGCCTCATTCTAAGTACGCCCAACAACATTTCTGGATACCACTCTGCTCCTGGAACTGCCGTTGTCGTGGTAGTGGTAGTCGGAGCTGCCGTTGTCGTGGTTGTCGGGGCCACCGTGGTTGTCGGGGCCACCGTGGTTGTCGGCACCGGAGTCGTGGTCGTGGGCACCGGGGTGGTTGTCGTGGGCACCGGGGTGGTTGTCGTGGGCACCGGAGTCGTCGTGGGCACCGGAGTCGTCGTGGTAGTTGTGGGAATTGGAGTCGTGGTTGTGGTAGTAGGTTCAGGAGTAGTCGTGGTTGTTGTAGGCGCGGGCGTTGTCGTCGTCGTGGGCACCGGGGTGGTGGTTGTAGGTTCCGGGGTCGTGGTCGTGGGCACCGGGGTGGTTGTCGTCGTCGTCGGAACTGGCGTTGTCGTCGTGGTGGTCGTCGTCGGAGCCGGGGTGGTTGTCGTCGTCGTCGGAACTGGCGTTGTCGTCGTTGGCACCGGAGTCGTGGTGGGCACCGGAGTCGTGGTGGGCACCGGAGTCGTGGTCGTGGGCACCGGGGTGGTTGTCGTGGGCACCGGGGTGGTGGTTGTAGGTTCCGGGGTCGTGGTCGTGGGCGCCGTATAATCAATTTGCATATACGGTTCATAACCAGATGTTTCTACCGAAAAGGCTTTATAGTATCTCCATCCAGCCGAACCATCATCATCCACCCAAATACCCATAGCATTGCCAGACGACCATCCGGCACGGCTGGTAATTTCGGCAACAATAGTGTCAATGTCAGGAGATGTAGTATATTCTCCCCATCCAGGATCTTCCGTAATATCCCAATCCACAGTAGCAGCGGTAACGTCCCTATCTTCCCACTGACTGGCTTCCTCCCAGGCTGCGGTATTATCTTCATCAGTCCCTTTCACTCTTAAATTTGCTGTGACACCGGCGCCCGACCGGTTAAGATAAATATACGCTGAGTTTATCGTTGAATCTTTGGCAATAGTAACGTTGACAAACCTGAGTCCAAGACTCCAAACATTAGAACCATCATTACCTACCCAAATCTCATTACCGCCAGTATGTTGATCGTACTTATCTCCCGTACTGTCATAATCCGCATCGTCATTTACATTTGTTGGCCCCCAGGTATCAGGAGATATAAGGATTTCCTCTCCTGCATCCAACTCATAAGGCCCCATGAAAATATCAACTTTCTGACCCTGTGCTTGATACTCAATTTCATGGGTTCTGAAAAGTGATTCAGTTGACATCCAGCCGAATTGGATTTCTCCAAATCGTAAGTTAGTTTCGCCTGCAACAATCTCCCCTTGTACGCCCGTATTCTGCCAACGGATTCTATATGTACCAGCATTTTCAATCTTGAGGCGTGTAGAGAATTTAATCGAATCTCCCTGCCCGATCTGATATTCTATTTCAAGAACATCTTGCCCATCACCCGCATAGGTGTTCTTAAGAAAAAGTAGGCCCTTTTCGGTATTTTCCGTAACGCTAATAGAATGATTATAGAGATCGAGAACTCGCCATTTGTCCCCTAAAAAATGCTGAACCTCAAATCGCTGATCGTCAATGACAACCTTCTCTTCCGGGATAAGCCTTGTAACGACCTGATACCAATCAAAAAACTGCACCTGAAAATTGCCATATTGAGCAATCTGGTTCTGTGCATCCCATATATAAGGCACAAATTCATCATTACCTAAGCCAACATTTTGCTGCCCAACTCGTCCATGCCAAATAAACCGATTTGGTTCGGTATCGTGCTTGAAAATCCTAGCTGTTTTCGTCCATTTGTGGTGCTGCATCTATCTCCTTATCACTCCGAAGAAACACCCAGGCCGGTGTACGCTCCCGGTTTCCCCTTGTACAAAGGGATGGCTGGATCAGACCAGACCTCCCCATCGAAACTCGCCGTTGCGTTAAAGATCATCTTCGGTCCTGCGGGGTCAAATCCTAGTAATACATGGTCAACCGAGCCATCGGCGGCTGCATCCTCCACCGGCTGTTCTACGCCATTGATAAGAACAATCACGTATTCCACGCCGGGATTAGGGTCACTGACAAGGCGGTATGTCTGTCCAAATGCTGGGACCGCCAGCAAAAGCGCCATGAGGCAAATGCTTGTAATAACTGTTATTGCTTTCATAAAGACCTCCTTACATATCATTATCGTTAAGCCAGTAAACCGCTATCTCTCCGGTGCTGGTAATCGTATGATAGAGTCCATAATAAAACCGCACAGGAGGATTTAGCGGGATCGTGTGATACCAGGCCACCTCCGTGGTCGTGACAATGATCGTGGGCACCATCTCAATCTCTGTGGTTGTGACAAACGCGCAATTAGTGGCGAAGTCGTAAACGTTCATGGTGCAAGTGCTGGCCTTATCTCCCCGAACAATCACATTGAATAAGTAACCGGGGCTTGCCGAAACCGCTGTACTTGTGGCCGCGGCAACGGATGTGACACTGTGCTTTGTCCAGCCGCTTGCGTAGACCCCTGCGGCCAGGAGCAGGATCGCCATGGTGATAGTGAAAATCTTTTTCATTTGACTTACCTCCTTGATGAGCTTATTCTTGTTTCTTATGGGTGTTTTGCGAAAAATCATTTCCTCTAAATACTCAACGCTGATCTTACTCCCTGCATTTATGACAACCGGGCATGCTATTTTCGCTTGCAAAGATCCTCTTGCCCTTTTCTATATTATTCCTGTTTTCTTTCTTAGCGGCCTCCTCCTCGGATTCGCCTTGGCTTTACTAATCTGGTTTTTGGCCGAATATCTCGGGTGGTCTTTTTTTGCCATTCTTGATGTAGATGAGCGCCAGTTACCATGGTTGCGAATGCTCCTAATTGCTGTATCAATTTTTGTGATCCTGGCTTTAATTGCAGCATGGTTTGGAGTTGTTTAGCCGCTTTGGGGGAAAGCATGGCATCTGCCAGATTTTCGCTATAGCGACTTCCAAAAAGCGTCTTTAATTTGTTAAAAAGAGACATTTTCCAGGTATGTAAAGGAAAGGCTATTGCCTTTGCCACGCCTTCCGCTGTTCCACCCCCGAATTTCTCCAGTTGAACCAATCTCGTTGCCGTGGTTGATTCTTTTCCGAGTATCAATCCTGCCCGATCGAGTACCGTGGCAAAATCTTCCAGGTTCTTGAATTGTGCCTTTGTCATGGCAGTTTCAAGAATATTTCTTTGGCTTATATCACCGAATACCTTTTGTCTGAATCTGCCGCCTAGATTAGTCACCCCGCCTGTAACCGTTTCCTTGATGCTCTCAAAGGATTTCTGTAGGTGTGTCCTGAGAAGGGCATTCCACGTATCTTCCCCCCCGTATTTGACTATGACAGGGCGGGCTTTCTTAACGATCTCGGGAGATGATTTGAATAAGAGACCCGCGGCCTTTTCAACATCGTCACCTTCCAGTTTGGCAAGCCGGCCAATCATTCGTTTTTTGCCTGCCAGTTGTTCAAAGACTTCCGATTCTCCGCTGAATATCTTGCGGGCCTTGGCATAATCAGGGCTTGCAGTATCCATTTGAGCGAGTAGTGCTTCCCTGATTTTGGTATAGTTTCGCTTGACTGTGTTGCCTAAACCTGTTTGTTTGGCTCCGGCGATTGTATCGTCAAGCTGCATCTTGGCAGCATGGAGACCTTTAAGGCTGGTATCCCATGCTTCTTTCCCCTCAACATCGGGTTGCATTAAGAGTTTCTTTGCACTCAAAAGATGCTCTCGAATGGCTCCTTTTGCTGTTTGCAATTCCTCATCAATCAAATCTATGGCTGGCTTAATATCTACGTCCGGAGCCTCAGTAAACGCCTTCTTATAGATCGGCGCGGCCTTGTTCGCCCTCACCGTCTTTGCCGCTTGAATCCCTGTCTTTGCCGCTTTCACTCCCGCCATACCTGAAGCTTCTGCCGTTGTCGTGGGAGGTGCCACAGAATCAAGCATCTTGGTAATTGCTTTCTGTACCTGTTCTGCCTGAGCTCTCCGGACCCCTCCGATTCTATCCGCTGTTTCCGGTAAATCACCTAGAATATTGAACCGACTTATAAGTTCAGGACTGCGAGTTGTTTGCGGAGGTAAAAGGCTAATTCCGTGTTTTTTCCCGAGAGCTTCAATGCGCTTCGTTTCGGTCAGGCTTATTCTTTCGCGTCCTCTGCCTGCTGCCTTGATAAGCCGGGCCCCTTGTCTGCCTTTGGTAACATCCATGGCCTTAACCGTTCCACGACCAAGAAATTTTGTTCCGGTATAGGCAAGCGTAGCTTCAGTACCCATGGCTTTGATGTTCCCAAGCGAGGTCTGTGGTTCTTTGTAGACGAGTGAACCGATATGCTTTCTTATGGATTCGCCCCCTGCTGCGAGTACCGCCGCTGTTCCTGGGCCTGCTGCGGCTCCAATAGTGCCAAGAATCGTTGCTGGGGCGTGGGCTACCTGCGTTGCTGCCGCTCCTTTGATCCAACCACGTTTAGGTGTCACATAATAGAGAATCCCATCGTCCCCTTGATAAACCGGCCTGCCCTCGACCATGCCGAATCGTTCCCGGGGGATGCCCATCCCCTTAGATAGAATATTCAGCTTTGTTTCGGGATCATCCACAATAGCAGCTTGAGTAAGCGTGCCGAATCCTGCCCGCTTCACATCCACGGGAACAGGTTTCATCTCCGGCTTTGACGTAATAGTGCTGACCTTGCCGGTCGGTTCCTCTTCCGTTTGTAGAAACTGAGCACCCGTTTCTCCACCAATTTTCGCTTGGACAGGAGTAAGGCCCTCTAAAATCTCCGTTGCAATATCGAAGGTCGGGGGCTTTTTCTTCTCCTGTTTCTTGCCGAGATTGCCTTCTAAAATGTCAGTTGCTATATCGCTCATTTTGCCAACCCGAAATATTTTGATACTTCAAGCGTCAGTTGATCTTTTGGGATTCCTGGATTTGCCGCCTTGATTTCTTCGGCCTTGTCGTTAATGATTGCCTTCATATTGGAAAGAGATGGAAGCATGTCTTGTTTAGCAAGACCCTTGATAGCACCCTCATTCATGCCGGTTTTCAAAAGATACACATAGCGGGCTTGAGCCATTCGCAAAGAGGTGGCCGATGATTTCCACTTTGCCTCAAACTCTGTAGGTGAATCGCCATCAAGTAAGCCTTCCCCTGGGTCCGGCATACCCTTTCTGATTCTGCCTGCCTCTTTCTCGCTCATTTGTGCGCCGGTAATCTCCTTGATATGCCGGTTGATGTTATCAATGGCATCTCGCCTGAATGCTGTGTAGTTTTGAAGCAAAACCTTATCATCGGGTTCAAGTCCCAAATCCACCCATTTTTCCACAGGAGTTCCGCGCAATTTTTCCTTCCACTTTGAAGCAAAGGTTTTCCACCGTGTCCCAAGTTCTTGATATTCAGGGCGATAACTCTGTGCTATTTGATCAAGCCGTTGGATGCCTTCAACCGTGTTTAAAACCTTATCTTCAAGGGTTCCGGCTGTTTTTCGTTGCATTCCCCCAGCGATTCCCGAAACTCCGGTCCTGATTCTGGTTCCCTCATCCGTCACCTCAATATCCATACCCGACTGATAAGGTACGGAACCTTCAGGAGGTGTGACGTTATTCGGAAGATTGACGACTTTGCCATCAGGTGTCACCCAGGATTTCATAGCCCTAGACTCCCCCGCTTTCGATTCAATCAAGGTCTGCTCATTCTCTATGGCTTTTGCCGTTGCTGGCATTATTTGTTTAATCATATCCCCTTTTGTATCTTTGGAAATCTGATCAATCATTTGCTCAAGCATCTTTTGCCGAGGACCGGGAGAACTTTTCTGATATTCTTTTTCCAATCCTTCAAGGGCAAGGCTTTGTAGTTGAGGCCAATTCGCTATACCAAGATGCAAAGCTGCCCGGTTTGTTATTTGAGGATCATTCGCCCATCCTTTGATTATGTCAGTAACGGGTTTCCAGGCTTTATCTAGGCCAACATTTGCAAGCTGTAACTTCTCGAATCGCAGGACACTGGAAGGACTGAAATCCTTTTCAGTGATAGGAATTTGTTGTTCTGTTGCTCCTACCTGTCGTTCTGCGACTGATACCCCGCGCTCCTTCAATCCCTGCACATGCCCCATGCCGTGCCACTCGTCAAACTCTCCCGATTGGGGTTGGTCATAGCCATACTCCTTTTTAAATCTCTCCTTTTGTAATTGGTGCTCACCTTCCGATAACTTCTGCCGTCTTTCAGCAAGGGCATGGCCCTTCTCAAACTGCGCTCCCTGCTGCTTCATGGCTGCAAGTCGTATCGCCATCTGTCCGAAATCCAGGGCATTTGAACGTCTGGGAATATAAAAACGGTTAGCCATCGTACACCTCCGTTCTTCTCCTGATATAGAGGCCCCCGATGCCCTCACAGAGTTTTAGAAATCCCGTGGTTATCCAATATGAACTTGTGAATCTAAGGCGCTTTTTAATGCCCAGGATCACTTCGCCATAGTCAACCAGCCGGTCAACAAGAAAGCGCTTAACCAGTTTTTTCGGCATAATCGGGACAACCAACCGGGCCAGGGTGTAGTACCCTATTAATTCCTCGAGGCTCATGTAGCCATCCCGATAGTGCCGAGCTATGTTGACTTCATAAGAATCCGGGTCCGTGCAAGCGGAGATTATGATGCAGCCGCCACCGATCATTTTACCAATACCTCCACCAATCAATGCACCCATGCCCCACCCAAGGCCTCCTGATACACTACCAGCTAAAGTTCCACCGATAAGAGCACCCATAGAACCTGCAACATTTCCCTGTCTTTCCTGATGCTCTGCCTTCTGTGCCGCCCGTAATTCCTGCCCAGTCTCATACTTCCGCTGGGCCAGGTTCTCCGTGTGCATCTTCTCTTGAAGGGATAGCTGTTTATGCTGTGCCAGCCGGTCCGAGGCCGTGGCAGCATACCCCGCGCTGATCCCCGCTACCTCGCTTTTTGCCAGAGGTCGGCCCATAAGCCGTGCCCTGCGCTTGGCCTCCATTAACTTTTGAGTGAAATTTGCGTACATTAGATTGCTCCTATTCGCGGATCGCATCATAGACTTCGTAATAGAGCCCAAGGCCAATAAGCTCCATCCCGTCATAGACTAAATCGAAATCCCCCGATATTTTAAAGCTGTGATACAAACAGGGACCGAGTAAGCATTGGTCCGTTACAAACTCGTGAGTACCGGGATCTATCGTATTCGGAAGTTCCCAGGTCATAGCGGTTGTGGCAACCGTAATCACGTTATCGCAGTAATGGGCTACGCTGATCGTTTCCCCGGTCGTTGCCTTCTGCTCGTAAAGCAAGCGGAAATACTGAATATTGGTATGCCGCATCAAAGGCCATTCATCATCAAGCATGAGGTCTTTTGTCCAGATATATTCCTCAATCGGTGTGCTATCCCAGGTGAGCCCATCTTCCAGCCGGTACATATACCCGAGGTCGGTCACGCCGTAACTGTAAGATTTGCCTGTGGTATCCTTGACCATGAGGCCCACCTGCAGGGGGTTTGCCCCCTCGCTCGTGGTCGTCACTTCCCGGTAGAGCTTTGTCCATTCGTTATAATCAAGGGAATACTCGAGTTCTACGTTGTGGGTTTCCTGCCCCGTTCCCGAGGAGATAAGGAGTTTATAAGCCCTTAGATTCGGGTCATACCAACCCACGCTATCATCGAGCCGTGTAATAGGGATCAACCGGGTATCGTTCCGGTCCCAGTAACATTTGATATCATCGGAGATATATTGAATCGTGGCACCGTCACATTTCACGACCCCAGTGTCTGTCTGCCACATCGCAACTTGCCGCTTTATTCCACCGGATTCTCCCAGGTCTGCCACATCACAAGCCGCCATTGAAAGGGGAGCAATACACCCGATATTTCCCGAAACCAGTTTATTTTCCCATTCCAGAGGTACATCTATCCACTCGCCGGATACTCGCCATGTCTCATGTTGTTTGGTTACGATAAGTTGTGTGATACCGGAATATTGAAAGACATTGTAAATTGATACCGCAGCCGTAAGACCCTGTTCATCCCCGAAATAGAGACTTCCGGAATCCTCACCATTCCAGATATCAGGGGCATTGTAAGCGGAGTAAATAGCCTTGTTCTGTTCGCCTACGAGTTCATTGAAAAGGAAAGACCGGCCGGCGTAGAAACCGGGGAATTTATAGCCTTTAAGCGGATAAGTAACGGGAATGCCCTGGACAGAATCAACTTCCGTGTCGGCATCGAGAGGCCCGGAGGATAACCCCAATCGATAGAAAAAGAATGGTGCGCTGTCTTGCAAACTGTATTCAAACTCTTCTCCCCGATTTGCCGCTGAGAATGTAACGACACCGGATTGATTGAAGGTAGTTGCTGCACCTGTAAGGTTGCTGATATTTGAAACGGTTTCCCAGGTATCCCCAGTCCAGCGGTCTATCGTGAGGACTGCCGCATTGACGTTTTCATGGGTTCCACTGGGTTCGATGAAAAAGTGAAGTCCCTGTTGCGGTCCTGAAAAGCCCACATACCAATATTCATCGGTCGTCATGCTGGATAGAATGACGCTATCCCAATCGTAATCGCTTGCCTCATCGAAATAGTCTTTCCAGGCATCTCCGATATTGCTCTTGCAAGCGCTAACCGTTTCCTCTGCGCCATCCCAAATATTCGTGATATTCTGCCAGGGAGCATCTACCGTGACTTGAGAAATCGTGGCATCTCCTTTGGTAACATAGAACTTATACCAATAGAGAAGTTGTCCTTCGAGATATCTTGGTTTTGAACTATCAAGGGTTGATGCCCATGTGATCCATCCGATAGATTCAAGGGCACTCGTATTGTCGGTTGAATCAAGAAGTGTCCAAGATGAACCATTCCACTCATAAACACGCAATGCAGCATCGTCTAATGGATTTACATCGGATAAGTAAAGTTTAACTCCCTGCAATGGGCGAGTATAGCCAACGAGAAAATTATGAGAACCACTGACATAGGCACGGACAGGGACGTTGAAGTTTGAGGTATGGCGGGCAATCCCTTTAGAAACACAGTATTCATCTATCCAACCTGACCATTCATAGGTGTTTCCCAAATAAGTAAAATTGCCAATTTCTAAAGTTGTTGCGAAATTGGGTACATCGTCTATATCTTCCAGGGTGGCAACAGCGATTCCATTAACCGTAATAGCCCAGGTATCGACATCTTCGTCCCATCCTCTTATGATTGCCGCATGATACCAATTATCTGCCGACATAGAATGAGCAGCGGATAGATAAACCTCTTGTGATCCGGCTTCTCTAACTCTAAACTGAATATTGTCACCATTAAGGTAAAACTCCCAAAGATTGTCATCATCTATGAATTGTTGATATATCCCATAAGTTGATCCTACTCCGTTCCCAAAATCAGGTCTTAGCCAGGCTTCAACAGTAAATTCACTACTCGTCATTGCCCAATTATCGTGATCAGGCAAATCTATCCAATCTAAAGCCCCATCAAAATAACCCGATTTTGGCCCGAATTTCCTTTGTGTGCTATCCGTTACGGCATCCCCTGAGCCTACTGGTGTATGCACTCCTATGGCATCCGCAAACTCTGTGGTGGTACCATCGAAGTGCATGAGCAACATGGTATAGGCATCAATACCCCCGCCGATCCAAGCCACCTCATCATTCTCCGTAAGGCTGTTTCTGATCCGATCGGTATAATCTTTTGGATTGTCAACTACATCTTCACTTGAAGATACATAAACGATAAAAGCGGTAGGTAGTTGCTCATTACCTCCCCAAATCTGCGATTCCTTTCCGTTGCAATAGAGCATGTTGCCCTGGGGGGCCATGCTGAATCTGCCGAGGCCTGCGCCTGAAGAATCGATATGCTCCAGGGTTGCCGCAAAATCTCCCTGAGCCGGGATAGCGGTCTCATTGTTGAAGATCACGCCTTCAGCATCGACACCAGTACTCACGGCCAACACAAGCACATGACTCTCTGCCGGGTTATCCTTGCGGAAATGGAAGGCATTTGCAGCGTAGAGATAGGTCGTGCTGAGTTGCGTTGTGTTGATCTTGGTATGTCCCGAGACACCCTTGAGGCGCTTGCCGTCTTTGCGGAGGTTCTGGATATCCTGAAAGCCGTAATCATCGATCAGGCGTGAATCCTCTGCCGGTTGCCAGCGTCCTATGAAGGGATAAGAATAGGGCTTAAAGCTGGAAGCCAGAGCATAGCCGGTAAGGGCTATGAGGAGAAGGATTAGGGATGTGGTTAGTTTTTTCATATCATGCTATTTCCAGAACAAAATATTATTTTATTCAAAGTCTACAAAGTCTACAGTTGCCCCTAAAAATTTTACATCTTCAACAGAATCATTAGGATCCATCTCTGCTATCAGTGAATAATGATAAGTTTCATTGTCTATGGTGTCATGAAGAATAGTGTCCTCTCCTATGCTGCTATACCCGCTTATCCAATCAGCCGTAAGATTTGTTACTAGTAATTGAGCAACAGCGCTACTTCTATTATTCCGACCAAGACTTAATTTTAAAACAGCAAGTGCATCATCTCTATATCCGTACAAAGTTACTTTAGTAACTGTAACTCCATGAGGTAGAAGCACGGGAGCATAGAAATATTGAAGGGTTAAAGCGGCACGATTTTTCAGCCCTGTCCATGAACAGTCCCAATCGAATGTATCTAATGCAGAAACAAAAGCTGCTGGGGGGATTGATAGAGGCGATAAAAAAGAAATATCCGTAGTGCTTCCACTGGAAATAATACAATACCAATTAGTTCCATCAAAAACACAGACCATTGAATCGCCACTTGAGCATGACCAGTCTGCTCCATTGTTACCTTTTAGGTTTGTTCCTGAAAAATCTATTTTTGTATTTGCCTCATTAATTAATATTTTAATTTCTTGACCAGTAATTCCACTAGTAAAATCGCTAATGGTGGTGGCTATAGTATTTGCAGTTTTAAAAAGATATCCTTTGCCAATAGAAGGCGTTGGGTCGTTGGCGGTAAGTGTGTATGGACTAGAATTTCCAAACCATTCAGAATGTATTTGTTTCACCGCCCCAGCGCCGAAAGTGACGGTGATACTGGCCCCAAAACATTGAGTTAGACCAGGAGCAAAAGGTCCGTTTATTGTGAGTGTTCCTGCACCATCCAGAATCGCTCCCGGTTCCACCCAGACAGTAATATTTGAAGGTACGGTTTCATTTGTCGTGAGGGTGTAAGTTGTGGTATCGGTAGCCCCTGAATGACTAAAGATGATAGTCGCTATTTCCCCGACCCCTATGGAATCCACGAGGTTCTTCAAGGTGACATAAGCCGTGCTCGTAGCCCCCTGGTCCGCAGCCGCCGATTGTGGAGCATAGACAGAATAGGCAGGGGGGAGCATTACGGGGCTTTCGCCAACCGTGTAGGCATACCCGGTGAAGGGAAGCAAACAGAGCAGAAGTATTAAAAGAATCTTTTTCATAATAGATATGGTTTTCCTCTCCTCAGGGCCTCATGTTCCTCGTAATATCGCCGGTTGAAGCTCACCAGGGCCTTGATTTGCTGCTTGTAGATCCCCGGCCACACAACGGCATTTTCTACCTGCACTTTGCTCTCTGCCAGCCGCATTACCGCGCCTGCTATAATCGCATGGTGAAATTGAGGGGGAAGTAAAGGCACATCACCATCGGCACTCAAAGGCGAAGCCCGCTTTTCCAGCCAGTAACGCAAGATGTATTCGGCATCGGCCCCCGGAAACCAGATAAGTTGATTTGTTTCGACACCCGCCGAAGTAAAGCCCTTGCCGTGATACCATCGCTGGGGTCTGCAAGTAATCTCGCTGTAATGATGAGCTGTATCGGCCTCGATCTCCTGTGGTGTGATTTCTGTCATTAATCCTCCATCACGCCATGCAACCTCGAGTATCCTCTGCACGTTCTTTCCTGTCGTTGCCAGGGTCTTGCCCCTGTGGTGTGCCGTGCCCCCGGAGGTGTAGGCTGTGTATCCGCTTGTATCCACAATGCTGAAACTATTTGCGTTGACATAGGTCACATAATAAATCCGATCGTTCACCTCAGTCATGCCCACCACGTTATGAATGGTGATCAGATCACCCGTGGCAAAGCCGTGTGCCGTAGCCGTAACCACGCCGGGGTTTGCATCGGTAAGGTCGGTAATCGTGGCCGGAGCCACCGATTTCAGGCTATCGTCAAAGTCTACAAGCCAGTAGAGGGGATACAGATCATCGGCCACCATGAGCTCATCGAGATAGACCATGTTCGCCATGGCCTTGACCATATTCGTCTGAGAGCTGTCAAAGTGCTTGATAACCTTCTCTATCTCTGCGTAAATCTCTGCAAATGTAAGAAAATCAGCCATTAGGTTGACTCCTATCTTCAGGCAATCCTCGCAATGCTATTGCTTCGGTCCTCTTCATTTTGCTCATCCTCATAAGCATTTGGGCATTATACCGCGCCATGCTCATTACCCTTCCGTAAGGGATCACATCAGGATCCTCCGAGTAGTCGGTGCCGTATCGTTCATTAAAGGTTGCCGCGATCATCCATAGCCCTATTGCCTTGTGAAGCCCCTCGTCACCCGCATTTCCCTTAGCCCAAAAGGTGTACCAGACTCCGGCGAAATTGAAGATTGACCGGGGATCAGGACTTTTCGTGCAAACATCCACCCACAATTTATAATCCGTTTCCCATACTTTGTTTTGGATATAGGTATTGTATCCCATGAAAAGCACGATCAGCGCGGTTGTCACGAGGGCCATAGACTTGAACCAGTGGCGGTAAGCATGGATAACAAGGATCGCTATCGGTAGGAAAAAGAAGAATGAGGGTATGTAATTCCGGTGCTCATAGATAAGCTCAAGGGGGATAACCGTGCCTTCCACCAGATGATTCAGGAAAAAGAAAAACACGCAGTAACATATTAGCGGGTGTTTCTTGATCTTGATTATGGCAAGGGTAAAGATCGTTGCGATAATAAGCAGGGAAACCAGAGTTGCAGGTGGATTGAGCAACCCATGAGATAAGGGCACCACATGAGTAAGACAGAGAAATCCATGGTAGGGACAAAGCAGGAGCATGATATAGAACACCATAACCCGTGATTCCGTGAGAACCCGCTGGCCCACGGTGAACTCGCGTTTTGCATAGCCTTTCATTAAGGTGTCGATGCTGAAAGTTTCCCAGCCCTGGACCGCCAGAATAAGCAAGAACCCGCCAATTATAAAACACCCGAAAATTGTGAGCTTTTTCCTGCTCATGCCGAAGAACATCACTTCAAAGAGGGCAATCGCAGGAAAGGCCAGGATTGCGTTTTCTTTACTGAGCATAGCCAGGACTATGGCTAGGCCGGAGAAAGTGTACTGTAGGGGCGATTTGCTCTTCCTGGCCCTAATATAGAAGTAGAATGCAAGGAGATAAAACATCCCGCACAGGCTATTTTGCCTCTGCACGATATAGGTAACGCTCGTGAGCTGCACCGGATTGATCGCCCACAAGAAAGCAGCGAGTCCGGCAATCTGCAAAGCATAATCGCCATATTTCTCTCTCAGTGCAGGTAAAAGCAATACTTCCTTGATAAACAGAAAGAGAAGCATAGCGGTTATGATATGGATCAGCGTATTGACGGCGTGATACCAGAACACATCAAGGCCGTTGAAATAGTAATTGAGGGCAAAGGAGCACATAGCCAAGGGCCGGTAAAGCACCGGGTGATAGATATCCCCCCGTGCGCCACCCGCGAACCACGTTGCCTTAATGCTCTCCCAATCCAGGCTTTTAATCTGAATTATGCTGTTATGGGTAATGTTCACACTATCGTCATAGTGAAGTCCTGCCTTGAACGTATTGGAATAGACAAGGAGGATCGCAACGGCCAGCACCCCGAAAATGATAAGATTCTTTTTCATAAGCTCCCAGCGGAGGCCCCCTTGCAGGAGCCCCCGGTTAAAGTTAGGTTGTGCATTACCTGATTGCCGTAAAATTAAACCACACAATGCCCCATCCGGTACTGTTAGCCGCCACCGCCGAAGCCGCGCCGGTGCCGAACATATAGGAAAGCGTCTGTTCCCAGGTGCCGTGAACTACCAGCTCTTCCTTATTCAGAATGCCAATGCCTTCACCCGTTAGGGCGACATTGGTGACATTGGTACCTATCATCCAGTTACCCAGGTATGTGCCAAGGGCAGGACCAAGAACCCCATCGGTGGGAGTCCGTGTGCTTGCATAGGAACCTCTTGAGCCACCGCTGCTGACCTGATAGCTCGTAAGATCGACACCCGGCCTATAGATATTGTGCCAGCCCTTCGTCGCTACCTGTTCGCCATGGATAAAGCCGTCAATATCCCCATTGGTCCCGGCTGCGCTAAGTCCAACATGCACAACCGCCGTACTCGCAAAGGCAGTACAAACCTGGATCTTCATGTCATGAATGATCGAAGGTCGGGGAAGTTCAATGCCCGCACTAATCTCCGTTGAGGTTGCGGTTGTTATGAGAAAAGCCGCACCCCAGTGTTTTATCAACGGTCTTTCATCAATGATGATCGTGTGCATGTATTGGTTAAAGTCCCGCACAACGCTGGTGTACCCGCCCGTCTGGTCAACGACAATAAGGTCAACGTAGGTGTCCCCGGTTTCGCTGGGGTCCACGGCAAAAGCTATCTTGTCATCACAAACGAGAACAGCTCCGAAACTCGTCCCGGTAACAGGCTGCGCCATTCCAGTGGTAATCATGGTCTTTTTGCCATACTGATACAATGTTTCCATGGTAACAACGCTGTTGCGCTGTAAGACTACAAAGGTAACACCACTGGTTGCCCTAGTAACTTCCATCAGGCCGTTAGCAGTCATAGAGCCGTCCCATCGGTAGACGTAAGCCCAAAAATCCTGCATTCCTACGGGCTTTCCTGCATTCGCAGCAGTCAGGCCAAAGGTCAGGCTTACTATGAGTGCTATGGCTATAATGATTTTTTTCATGTTCATCTCCACTTTAGTTATGAGGCCCCGTTTCCGAGGCCTCCGTTAGAGGTTGCCTCTTACCTAATCGCTATAAAGCGGAACCAGACGATGCCCCACCCCGTGCTGTTCGCGGTAACAGTTGTGGAAGCACCAGAGGCAAAGGTATAGGTAAGACTTTGCTCCCAGGTAGCATGAATCATGAGAGATTCTTTGTTCATGATTCCGATGCCAGGACTAGCAAGAGCACTAGCGCCCGTACCCACCATAAAATTACCCAGGTACGTCCCTAAGCTGGGTCCCATTACTCCATCTGCGGTTTCATGGGTGCTGCAATAAGACGATCTTTCGCCGCCACTACTCACGAGATAACTTGTAAGATCGACACCGGGCCTGTAAATGCTGTGCCAGCCCTGTGTCGCTACCTGTTCCATACGAATGAAACCGTCAGCATCTCCGTTGGTTCCAGCCGCAGTCAGGCCCACATTTACACAGGTCAAACTCGCAAATGCGGTACATACCTTGATCTTCATCTCATGGATTATTGACGGACGAGCAAAGTCGATTCCAGCCGCGATCTCGCTTGACGTAGCGGTAGTGACCAACCATGCCGCTCCCCAATGCTCCACAAGGGGCCGTTCGTCAATAACAATGGTGTGTGTATTTTCGTTGAACCCATTCACCACTGCCGTATAGCCCCCGGCCTGGTCCACCACGATTAAATCAACATCCGTGTCGTCGGTTTCGCTGGGGTCAACCCTGAATGCAACCATGTCATTGCAGACAGTATCCGAGGCATAGCTGGTCCCGGTAACAGGTTGAGCCATGCCGGTTGTGACGAGGGGCGTCTTGTCATACACATAGAGGGTTTCCATCGTGGCATCAGAGTCATGTTGCAGAACCACAAAACTGATTCCGCTTTCTACCCTGCTCAGCTCATATTTGCCGTCTGCGGTAAGATCCCCATCCCATGAGTAGACGTAGGCCCACATATTCTTGTAGGTCGCGCTGGCGGGCATAGTCAAAGCAAAGACCAATGCCAGGGCCAGTATAAAAGTTAAGAGTTTTCTCATTTTCTTGTTCCTCCTTGTCTTGTTAAGTTAGCCTAAACGGGTTTGTGCATTGCCTAATACACTGGCCTGACTGTTTTCCACTCGCATAAGAACCGTTGCCGTATACCACAGAGCCTCGTATGTATTAGCCGCGGGTGGAGCCGCCGCAGTCGCGTCCGCGTCAATCTTTTCACACATCGTTTCCCACGCATTGAGAATGTCATAGAGTAGATCACAAAGAACCCTATCATTCGGCCTTCCGGTTGGTCCGATCCTCGTCACCAACCAGGGAGTTCCCGCAGTATCCAACATAGTATCAAAACCACCTGTTGAAACGGTATTCCCTAAGATGGTCTGTTGATCGTATCTGCCGCTTTCAAAGATATACGGCAAAATGATTGCCTCATAACAAAGATCCTCGTAGTCAGTATCATCGGTAATGCCGGCGTCAGCATCGAGCTTTTCAACCAGAGTCTCAAAGGCATTGATCCAATCATAAAGCCATTGGATCAGAGCAGCGTTTGGTAAACCTCCACTTGGCATGATGATATGATCGCAGGTCGTCACGTTTTGGGTTTTATTGCCCCGGTAATCCCATACCTGTGTATGAAATAAGGCAGTATAGCAAAGGTCCACGTAATCAACACCTCCAGTGCCTTCAACGTCTAATTTCAGGCAAAGCCCATACATGGACTGCTGCAACATATACATCAAATCAATGAGGTACTTGTCGCTAACCCCGTTCGGCTTAATTTCTGGATGTATATTAGCCATTATTCACCTCTATTCTTCCTCAACCAATTCCGGCGGTTCTTCGGCTGTTTCACCGGCAACCCACCGGGCCAAATTCTCGGTTCTCAGTTGAGGATTCACGATCATCTCATAGACCCGACGAAGCCGATTCAACTGTTTTCCATCAGGAACAACATACCGATTATCAGGTAATATCCGTCCGTTTTTCAAATCGAGCTTAAAGCAAATCTGAGCCCTCGCACTGTGACTGGGCACGATGCAGCACCTCTGCATGACGGTTCCATCTGCAAGGGGGATATCGCGGTCAAACACATTGGCAGTAGTAATGCCTCCATTTTCGTAGTCCCGAACCGGCCTACTGTGAGAACTCTTCAGCGTGACTTTCTCTTCCCGCTCCATCTTTCCAACTTTCTTGCGGATCGAGACTTTCACGCCGGAAGGGTCTTGTATCTCCGGTTCTTTGGGATTCATTGCCACAACATGAGTTACGTTCAATATGCCCTCACGCCCGTTTATAACAACCTTGATCTTGCGTTCCGGGTATCCGTCAAAAGGATGCGCCGCCCGTGCTATCGCCTGCGGGACCGGCTTGAAATCATCCAGGGTAAGACCATCCACCTTGAGCGATTCCATTTCCTGATCGAGTGTCTTTTCTTCCTTTTCTTTCACGGCTTTATCTGCCGGATCTATGAGTTTTGCGTTTGCCATTTTCGTTCTCCCATCGTCCCGTTAGTCAATGAGTGGAAGGGGACCGGGAGTTATCCCTTTTCGCCTTCAGCGGCCAGCTTTCAGCTATCCACCCAAAGATCATTAGTTATTCGTTCTATAGGTGCGAATAACCACAAAGGCATTGTCGTAGGTGTTAAAAACAGCCTTGGTCATGCCATAAATCGCACCGATACAGAAACCTACCTTATTGCCATAGTCAAAGGTCTTTTCGTTCCAGACCTTCCGCTTGGCGTAGGCAATTCCCGCACATCCAACACCGAAGAAACCGGCCTCAGCACCAGCCAAAGTCGGCGGCGTGTCTGCCCCCCACGCTGTTGAAGTGGGGATTCGCTCGTGAACATGCAGGATGGTGTTGTTCCAGCGTCCGATAGCCCCGGTGAAAAGGGGATTATCGGGACCGGGTTGCATGGCCTCTCTTTGTGCCTGTGCCCATGCAGCGTCACGCTCCTTGAGGTCGAATTCCTGATCGGGAGACATGACACAAACATACCAGCGTCTGCCACCTGCCGGTGTTCCTATGATCTTTGGGGTTGCTTTCTTGGCATACGCTACGGCCTTGGAAATCAGGGCCAGCGTCATGTAATCGCCAGCTTCGATGGTTGCCGTGGTTGTAGCATCACCGCCATAAAGGGCCTTGGTCGGAGCCAACCAGATAGCGTCAAACATGTCCTGGTCAATGGTGTCGGCCTTCCATCTCTTGAGCAATCGCTGTGCCCATTGGCGAACTGCCTTATCCGAAGGGTACTGATCGGAGAGCTTACCGAATGTCCTGACTGCGTTCCGCTTTTGGTTGATCGTAATCGCATCGTCATAGACATTGGGGACCTCTTCGTTCCCCTCCATGATAAGATCACCGGCAACACCGGCACCACTCAGGTTCCGAACCTGCCCGAACGTGTGTTGATATCCCTGTTCTCTTTCGAGATCCGGGAACTCAACGATTATATTTGTTTCCTCACTCGCACCGATAAAGCCCTGACCGTAGAAGTAGGATTCGGTTTTGGCCTCTATCCACCACCTTTTCGCCCAGGTTTGCGCGGTGAGAGCGTCTGCGGTTGTAAAAGTCCAATCGGCCATTAGAAATACCTCCTAATCTAATGACCTTTCTTGACGCTAATCCCAAGCCGCTTGCGGAAACTTGTCTTTCAATTCCTTTGGAGCATCCTTGGCAAACTTTTTAAATGCCACATCAGTTAAACCATCTATGTGTGCAGTAAGTTGGTCTACCGTGTACTCCATAAATTGCCCGTATCCTGATTTACCCTCAATGGATTTGTTCGTGGTAACGGTTTTCACCTCGCCACTTGCCAGTCCTTCAATGAGGGCCTTGGTGCTGTTCACTTGAGCAGTTTTGAGGATGTTGTCACGGTGCATGAGAAAATAGGCATCTTCCATGTTGTTAGCCCTGCCCGTTTTCCCTATCCAATCTACGATTTCATCAACAAACTGCTCCATCTGTTTGGCTTCCTTGCCGTCCAGCTTGTCCACTTCCTTGCTGAACATCTCTACAGACATCTTGGCACCAAAGGCATTAACCTCCGCTTCTGATTCTCGTTTAAGCCGCTCCTGTGTGTCCTTGGTTGTCCGTTGTGTTTCTCGCTGGTCGTCCCGATAGTCGTTATAAATCGCCATAGCAGCCAGTGGGTCAATCTCATGCACTTCTGCAAGACTTTTCCCATCATAAGGTCCACTTTGGACGCGCAAATGAATAAGGTCAGCATATAAGTTGTCACTAATAGGGACCGGTTCCGGTTCTTCCGATTTCTCATCAGGATACTTCTCGTAATAGGCTTGGGGATCACGCCTCAAAAGGTCGAGTTTGCGTTCAAATTCCTTGCTCTTCCCGTACACCTCATTGAATCTCTCAAGTGGTACGGGTCCCTTTGGTTCTGGCTCTGGCTCTGGTTCCCCAGGCTCAGGAATAGGCTCTGGTTCTGGCTCGGGTTCCGGAACTCCCGGTTCCGGTTCCGGCTCTGGTTTTCCAGGTTCCGGTTCAGGCTCTTCGCCTAATATCTTCAGTTCTTCTTCCGTGAATTCTTCATCTCCCATGAGAATTACTCCTTTCGCATGGCATTCAGGTTGCCAAGTGACCTATTTGCATGACCTTCCGGGTCAAGACGGTTACTTCTTGTTAATGGTCAGTTCAATGCTGAAGCTGCCAGTGACTTCGTACTTCTCAGGGTCGAAGTCTGTCGGCAAAACTGATCTGTCCAGGGTGAATCTCCGATTGCTCAATAATGTCTTGCTCGGCTCCATCTCAAAATAACAGGCCAGAGGATCAACCTTCTTGAACACGACTTCACCTTGAATCACATGATCTGGTTTCTTTTTGTCTGCCATGATGTACCTCCTTTCATTTTTTTAGTGTTCCCGCCTGAAGCATTGCTTCTTCTCTCTTCTTCATACGGGCAGCTATTTTGTCCTTGTTGGGATCATCCACATATTCAAGTGCGGCCTCGGCATCGTAGATGCCAGCGCCCACGTATTCGATTGCCACCTGCATCTTTGCTATCCGGTTGGTGGGCAGGGAACTTCCAGCCGTGAGTTTCACATCAAGGTCGATGAGCTTGATTCCAGGGGGTTTCTTTGCATCGGCGGGCCGTATCTTCTCAAGCGCGTCCTCCCACTTCTGCCGAATCTGCGCCTGCATATCCTCATCAGGTTCCTCCATATCCTCGCCCAGCTTGGTCTTTTCCTCATCCGGCATCCATTTGGTCCACTCATCCTCTTCAAGAAGGCGCTCCCACATGTACCGGGGCCATTTTGCCAGAACCATGGCGATATCGACTTTCCCAACCCGTATAAGCGCAGCTTCCAGGGTCCGGAGAAAGGGCTTGCTCATCATGCCGCCCATGTCCTGAAGGGCCAGGACTACCCGCCCGGAGGGGTCTGTTCCCTGTGGTATCTTCCCCCTCATTACGTCCTGAAGGTCGTACATATCGTTGATGTCGGCCTCGGATAGTTGTCGGATCTCAAGAAACTTGTTCGCATCAATAGAACCTGCTCCCAGGCGTGAAGGAGCAAAAGCAGCCTGATTGCTGACAAGCAATTCAGAACCCGGTGTTCCCGGTTCCCCTACCCACATTGACGCGCTCTTAGGTCTGACAATGGGGGAGTTGGCGAGGTGCGCCACCGCATGAGCAAATTGCAGGGTGGACTTGTTGAGTTGCCGGTTGATATCCTTGGCGTAGGCCGTGGGACTCATGGGGTAGGAACTGCGGGTTCTTTGTGCCCGGAGTGCAATTATAGGCAGAACAGGATTGCCGTCAGCATCCATGCCGTGAGGGTTTTCTTTCTCCTCAATGAGTTTCTTGCCGATAATGAAACGATGGATTCTCTTTTCGAGCTTTCGGGGCCAGTAGACAGCATCCCCTACCGCATCACCGGCCTTGAGGTTCTTTTTCTGATCCTTGCTAAGTTTAATAGGCTGGGCTATAGGCAGACCCTTCTCGTTTGAGATAACTACCCAATCCTCATTAACCACCTTCCGCATATAGGCATCGATTTCCCAAATGTTCTCGGGTTCTGCCGTGGCATCCCCTTGGTCGTCTACCTTGTCCTTGCCCTCTGGATAGTTGTCTTTCCCGGTTACACCGCTTGACTTGTCTCCGGTTTCGTCCTTGAGCTCTATCTTGAAGTTCAGATCATCATCCGTGATGATGTCGCCGTACTGTTCCTTGAGGTAGGGCTTTGAACGGAGTTTTGCTTCTATGATATGGGTATCTGAGAGGTCGCGTTGCCGTGCGTTTCTATCCCAGTAAAAATCATCGGGGGGGGCTTCCTCGAACACAATCCGGCCAAACGGACCTTTCGAGGGGTTGTGCGATACCTTGATAAAGGAGATCCCGCCCACCTGTGTTTCTTCCACGGCATCATAGGTAACATCGTTACCCTCGTTCTTTGTCCATACGAGGTCGTGGGCACGTTTCAGGAGTTCGGCAATGTAAAGGTCGGAACTACCAACCGGAAAGAACTTGATTTCAGGCTTTTGGTCCGTAACGATTGCGGCCTTGCCTTGGACACCCTTGACGCATTTGTTGGTGACAACGGGTTCTTGTTTCTGCTTCCTAATTTCCTCAAGTTCCTGTGCCGTCCACCAGGATTCCCGGTCATTCTCGATGATGCCCCAACATATCTTGCGGCGTTCTATCCATTTCCCGCGTTCCGTATCTTCCTTGTAGATTTTAAGATAGGAGTAGACCTCGAGTATCTTCTTGGCATCGGGCTTATCTCCGAGTACCGCTTCTAATCGTTTCAGGTCGATGGTTTCCATTACTTGCCTTTTTTCGTCTTTAAATGCCCTAAATGGACATTGCCGCCCTTAATTCAGATATGGCGGTACTTACCCGCAGGCACGTTGAACTGTTTGCTCGGGCCTGATATGGTCCTGATCTTCCCGCCTGCTGCTCTGCATTTCTCAAACGCTTCAGGCATGGCCTGTTCCTCCCGGTACTACGATATTTGGGTTCTTCTCCACCCTCAGAAGAGGCATGAAGTGTTGGCTGATTTTCATGCAGTCAAAGTTTATCTTCTGAATAACGGGGGGACCCTGGCCTTCATCTATGAGCACCTTGGCATGAAGTAGAATCCAATCAACATCATCGTCCTTGAGATCATCAATCTTCTCTCCCGGTAGTTTGAAGAAGATATTCCGCACGAACACCCCGCCCATATCCGGTACTGGTAAAACCTGATAGCCTATCTCCCATGGGGGAAACGTGAGCATTTGAATTTCCCTGATTTCTCTCTGCTTGTAGACGTTACCCACAAGATGAATAGAAGGGAGTTTGTTGGGGTTCTCTACCCGGTGCCTGAGTTCTTCCAGGCCTTCTTTAAAGTCCTTGTCGATCTTCATAGGTTGTTTTCTTCGCCTGCTCATGTGCTCCTTGTGCCAACAAAAAACCCCGAACTCCTCTAGCTAGAGTTCGAGGTTCATGTTGGCTTTCGCCCCTACCGTGCGCCTGCGGATCGGGGCTGATATTGGGTTATGCTATACTATTTTGTTTTCTGGCTCCCATTTATTGATTCCTGTTAAAGCGACAAGATGCGTGTAGCCTTCATAATCACAAACCAATTCTTCGCGTGGGCCAACATCATCTTGAATCAAGCAAACTTTTTTGTAGCATTCGATTAATCGTCTAGGCTGATTCTTCCCGTCCCAAAACGGTTGACAGTAATATTTTCCGGGTTCGATAGGAACAAACATCAATATTTCCCCTCCTGCCATTTCCTGAGCCATCCTTGTGGCTTTTCCGGCACCTGTACCGCCTTATCTCCTATAAACTGGCTTGCCTGTACCGCACATCCGCCACCTATCACACAATCGTCAAACTTGCCTTCCTCTGCCCCCAGCCTGCCGCTCTCATCACGGATAAACGTGGAGCACTCGCCAATGAGTATCGCATCATACAAGGTGCCCTTCATCTGCCGGAGCCAGGTCTTGAAATCTCCGCACAACTCATGTTTGCTTTGCTGTGTTTCAGACCATCCTATTTCCTTGGTGGGACCACCTATCTTTGCGGGTATCATCTTGAAATAGAGGTTTGCTTCGAGCTTTTCCAAGCGCTTGCAGGTGGTAATCCCTGCGCCTGTACGTTCCGGGCATATCAGGGCGTTACCATCTGCGTTGTTGTAATACTGTGAGAGCATAAAGAGCATTTCGCCCCACTGGTCAGCATCTATTCTGTTTGACCGCATCCGGGCCACAACCTCGTCAATCTTCCGATCGATCACATATCCTGTACTGTAGGTCTCCCCCAGACCTTCTGAAACATCGGCGCCGACACAATACCGATTCTCCCAGTATCTACCATCCCAGCCACCTATCATGTGATAGGGATAGCGCCATATTTCCAGGATTCCCCGCTTATCAGCGATAAACTCTATTTCCTTGTGCTTGTTAAGCTCAAGATGCCCCCGATTGCCCTCCATCGTAAACGTATGCCGAGCCAGCACCTTTCCGAAATAACTGCCAAGCATAGTGCTAATAGCTTCCTGTTCGGTAGCGGGATAGTGTTCAGATATCTCCTCATCGTCCGTACCTCCATCCCTTTGCTGCTTGATAAACTCAGGGATCTTCTCTTTCAGGTCCTCGTCATAGACGAGCTTTGTAGAGCGTAACGGGTGATCAGACCAGGGCATGAAGATACGTTCAAAGTCGTTGGCACCGTTCATGCTTCCAGAGTAAATCTCACGGGTCCAGAACCATCCCGGAGCTGTCTTGATGCTGTTTGAGATAACGATAATCCGGCCCTGGGCAGAGTCAACACCGGGCTTTGATGCCGAGTAAATCTCTTTCACGTACCGATTCCAGCACGTTTCATCGAGCACCAGGAGGTTGAGCGTCTTTGACTGTGCTCCTGAAGGCGTGGTTGCTATGCTCTGAATGATGGATTCAAGGCCGTTGCTATGTGAAAACACGACCTCTTCATTAGTAGATTTGCGTATGGGAGGATAAAGCCATTCGGGAAGAGCATTGAGCATAAACTTGATTCTCGCCGTCACTTCCCAGGCGATTTGTTCCTTATAGCTGATAATAACGATGAGCTGCAGAGGTTTGGTCATTGCAAGCCATAGGCAGTAAGCAGCCGTGAGCCACGTAAGCCCTAGTTGTCGAGCTTTAAGGATGATAAGGCGCTTTGATCCGACTACCTTCGGCATGATCCGCTCTTGTGATTGCCATAGTTTGAAGGGTATGGCCTGGCTCGTGATCTTATCTTCGATCCAGCAATACTCACCCACGAAGTAGGGAAAGGATTCACACACCTTCTCAGACTCTCTAACTTGCTCCTGAAATATGTCTATGGCTTCACTTTGCATTAGCAATGATATTCACTTTCATCTACCTTGCTTAATGTAACTCGGAAATAATGGTTACTATCTTCTAGGGCAAGGTGAATAACTCCGTCTTCCATTTCAACAAATCCTTCACCATTAGTTAAACTCTCTTCATCAATTACTCCTTCGATTAATATAAGCAAATGTCTTTTAATCTCATCCTCAGTCATTTTTTTTCCTTTCTTCTTCGGCTTCTTCTTGGCTTCCTGCCGTGCCTCTACCACCAGGGCCATAGCATTAGGCAACCTGAGCTCACCTTCAAATTTCTCTGCTGGATAGTCACCCCGGAGCTTATGTGCATCCATACGGGCTTTTTGACGAATGTTCCATGCTGTAAGATCATCGGAGTAAATAACACCCAGTGCATTTGAAAATACCTTTGTTTCGCAGGCATCAAGTTCTGCTTCGAGCTTGTCCAAAAGCCGGTTGATGCCGATCCGCTTCTTGATGGTAGTCGGTCCATCAGCTTCCTGCTCCATGTCCTCTTTTGTGACTTTGCGGGTCATTCTATCCTATCCACCAGGCCCCATTCCATGCCTTGTTGAGCAGAAAACCATGTGGTTTTTGCTTCCATTGCTTCCCATTGCTCACGGGAGAGTTTGCTATTTTCAGTCAATGTGTCCATGTACCGATCCCTAAGCAAATCCATGAGTTTCCCTTGAGAAATAATATCGGAATGTGTTTCCCTTCCCGGCCACTTCCAGATTGATGTCTCGTGAACCATAAATATTGTACTGGGGGCGGTAATACGCTTATTGCAAACAGCGAATATGGGTACAGCAGCACTGGCAACGATACCGGAGGCATGACCTATCACGGTAAAGCCTAATACCTTTGCACGTTTGATCTCATCGGCAAGAGCAAGCCCGGAAAAGGCATCACCGCCAGGAGAATTGATAAAAAGTTGAATCGTGCGAATATCTGTGGTTTTCTCCAAAATAGTAATATCACTCCAGATATTCATAACATCGACAACAGTAAGGGCAGACCATAACTTGATAAATACCTCTCCATCACATTTGAATGACAAAGCAGAAAGCACACCTTCCTGGTTTTGAATTTGCATGGTCCGGTTGATCTTGTCGCCTTCATCTTCCTTGGCAACCTCCACCGGCTGATCGACGGCCTTGACGGTCAAGATTATCTCCTGTGGAGGAGCCTGGACACTCTTGGTTGTTGCAAGGCAGCCTGTTAGAAGCAAGGCCAACCCTATAATCGTTACATATCTCATTTCCTATACCTCCCCATCAAATAAGTTCCTGTGAGCGGAGGCCATGATTTCTTTGCCTCACAGGTGAAATACTCCTGTAATGCCTCATGAATCTCTTTGCCGGTGTGATAGTGATCCGCTGGCTTGTGCAATCTAAACAGTTTCCGGCCCAGGTTGTAGAGCCAATCTTCGCTTGGGGAGAGACATAGGAGCTGACCTCCTGGTTTCAGGACACGGTGAAGCTGATACACTGCCATGCCCAAGTTCTTGATGTGCTCCAGGGTAGATGAGGCCCAGACCACATCAAATCTATTTGCATCAAAAGGCACATAAGCAGGCCATCTTGATTGTCCTTTGCGAATTTCTATATTTTCAAAGCCATATTTCATTCTCAGTTGATTTGCGGCCTTGGTATAGATATCAAAAGCCACCACAGAGCTGAAGTGCTCTGCCAGGGTAGGCAGCATCACGCCGTTTCCACAACCGAAGTCAAGGATGTTCATAGCTAATCCAAAAAATAGCCAACAAGTAGCATTAAAACAACTGCTAAAAACAGTGGGCCCACAGCAATGACGAAACACATTATGACATCCTTTATCGAAACAGGGGTAGTGTCTAAATCCATTTTTGTTTTCCTATTTCTAAAAGCCTCCACAACGCCCTCAACTTGCCCCATTGCAGCCACCTCATCAACCAGCCCCCGGTATGATACAGAGGCGTATCCACGTAGCCCTTGGCACACTCCTTCAAGACATTGGCTGGGACTCTGACGACCTTCTTGGGGGGGCACCCGGAGGGTAAGAGCGCCTTGAGCCCCAGCCATGCCTCGCCATATCGCCCGGAGGAGAGCGCCATGAGAACTGTTTGCTCTTTGGTGATCACGATACGAACGAAGATCACGAGGAGAAAGGTTGCTATGAGTGAGGGCCAGTTTTTCATTTTTGAATAAGTGTCATTCCAATACCCATACACACAAATGCTGCAACAATTACAAAAAGGGCGATAACTGCTCCCCATTCTTTCATGCTAATTAGAAATATCAAGAACACAAATAAAGGTGTTGGAACAAGACAGTAACCAATTATTTTTTTCACGCCCACCTCGTCTTTGCTACCACCCAGGCACCCTTGAAACCCTGCCACAGTTGCCTGAGAGAGCGCACCTTGGCAAGATAGGACCATACACGACTTGGCCGGAGATATACCCTGCGGTATGCTTCTTTTTGGAGGGCTTTCATTTCGGCTTGGGTACGTGCTTTTGGAAAATAAGCGAGAGGTCCTTTACCCCATCCTCCATGCGTTCTAAAATCTGCCCAATTACCCGATATTCTTCCGGGTTCATTCTCAAGACACCATTGATATAAAGAACTTCCAGGGAATGGCACACAGATTGTGAACTGTGACCAACCCGCTTTAAGCTGTCTAGCAAATTGAATCGTGGCATCTGATTCCTCCCGTGTCTCCGTAGGTATCCCCAGCATAAAGAATGCCCGTACATTGATACCTACCTTCTTGGTTATTGCAAATGTCTCCCGTACTTGCTCTAACGTGATACCCTTCTTGATGAAGTCCAAGAGCCTCTGGGTTCCTGTCTCCACTCCATAACTTATCTGCCAGCAGCCGGCCTGCTTCATGTACCGCAGCATATTCTCATCTACCGTATCCACCCGGCTCTCGCATGTCCATGAAATACGGTGATTAAGACCGCTGCTAATAAGAGCATCACACAAGCCATACATCCACTTATGATTGACCGTAATGGTATCAGCTTCCAGATTGATTTCCTTTGCATCGTAGTCCCTCACAAGGAGCTCTATCTCTTGAATTACCCGATCAACTGAGTGAAACCGCACCTTGCGGCCATGCAACCGGCAGCAGAAGGCGCACTCGAATGGACAGCCTCGAGCCACTATCACAGTATAAGCGTGATGCCCTTTGTTGCGCGAGGCCGTGATCTGGTACTGCTTCATGGGGAGGAGGTGGCGGGCGGGGAGGGGGAGATCATCAAGATTCTTAACGGGAAATGTATGAGCGATCGTACCTGAAGGCATATCCCAAATATCTGTTCTTTCACCTTCACCAGCTACGATATAATCCGCTTCTGGAATGTCTTTTGCCGTCTCCTCAGGCATCACAGTAGGATGAGGACCGCCGAGGATGATAGGAATGTCATGGAAAATGGTGCTATGCTCAGACTTCAGAGCAATGCACATTTCTTTGACGACCTGGTATGAAGGGGTATTCATGGTAATTCCAATAAGCTCGGCCTCTGGTGCCCATGGTGTGCGCCTCTCCACCTGCCCATCCCATATCCTCACCTCATGCCCTGCCTGCTCGAGAGCCCCCGCCACATAAGCCAATCCCAGGGGCTCAGAGCATGGTCCGAACTGCGCCAGGTCCTTGCCATAGCGTTGCTCTGCGGTTAGGGGTGGGTTAATGAGGAGGATTTTCATTAAATAAATGCTCCGGGTAAACGTCAAAAGATTCAATCTCGTCTAATTGCTCAATCCCTAGACCTAATTGGTAATCAAGCAGAGCAAGACAATGCGGAAATTTAAGATATTCGGTTTCTTTTTCTTTATGAGTAACAACTACTCTAATTCTCAACACTTTATGCACCTCTTCACCAAATTACACCCCCAGTCAAACACCCACTGCCGATACCAAGCCAGGCCATCATTCCAGCGCTCGGGGTGGATGTTGTAATAAATATCAACTGTTACACCTGCACCATCGCCTTCAGGCCAGTCCTTGAGGTTGTATTCAGGCTTGTCCCTGCCTGTATCGGTGATATATTCGCCTCCTACCTTCTCCGCCTCCCCCACCAATCCAAACTGCCCAGGGTCGAAGCTCTCAAAAAACTCCCGGTTATCATACTTGGTCAACGGGTTCCCATGAGCTGCACAGGTCTTGACCGGGACCCAGCATCGAAGCCTCTCAAGCTCACTGTTAAACAAAGCATGAGCCACCCCTACATCACCCCTGGCCTTGTCCATTACCTCGTAGTGGTAGCCTATTTCGTGGCCCAGGTTATAGATTCTTTCGATGATATCTTGATTAAATGTACTCCGACGAAAGTAATAAGTGCTTGGAGTTCCATTAATGCCTATCTCTGCCTCAAGGTCTGCCATCCTCAGCGCATTCTCAGGCCTGCGATCCACGTCATGCCGGAGGACAACGAACGGCCCTTGCTCTTTCAGCCTGAAATACTCCTCAGCCGTGATGATCTTGTAGCCAGCCCCGAGGAGTGAGCCTAAGAGTTCTTTATAAGCCGTAAGGGTGAAATCCTTTGCCATAACCCTCTCGCTAATATGCCGAGTATCGGCCAAATCACCTTATGTATCTTAATCCCCGATTGCTCACCATGTCCGTATACTGGTGCTGTCTGCACGTTCCTGATCCGAGCTCCTACCTTCGAGAGTTTGATGAGCATGTCGTTGGGCATACCGTAGCGGGGATAGATTTTGTCTAGAGGGAGTTTTTGGAGGACATCACGAGATATAGCAGTAAAACCAGATTGACTGTCGATAATTTGTCTGCCACAGACGAAAGATGTAAGCCAAGAAAGCGCCACCCCTCCCATATAGCGCACCCAAGGCATAATAAAACGATTGCCTTTAGCATAATCCACCTCTCCCAGGGCCACCGGCTCCACGATCCGGTAGAGATCCCCGGCATCCATCTGACCATCTGCGGCCATGACTGCGATAATGTCGGCTCCTGCGCTTAAAGCAGCCCTATAACCATCACAAATCGCCACCCCTACGCCTTGATTTGCGTTGTGGTAGCACAAAGTTATTCTTTCATCTTCGCCCTGAGCTAATGACATGATCCGGCGAGTCTCATCCGTACTGGCATCATCCACCACGATAATATGGTCAACAAAGCGAGGGATAGTGGTGAGCGTGCCGTAGATAAGGCGCTCTTCATTGTAGGCAGGAACGACAACGGCGATTGTCTTATCGAGAATCATTGTAAGTCATTGTAATTGCACCTTTTTTAAATGTCAAATGGGCTATCCCAAGCCTACTATCTTAGACCTAGTATTCCAAGCCCCCTATCCCAAGAGAAAAAAAGCAACTTTTTTACTCCCTCCCCCGTAACTCAAAAAACATCCTGACTTTGCTTGCCCAGGCACAGGTCCGTTCATTTCTATGGCCTCTGCTCATCCTAAAAGTAACACCCGCCTCTCTCATTTCATCCTTAAATCTCTGTCTCATAGCCTCAGCCGAATACATTTGTATGCCTTCCCCATCGGTTAGTACTTGAGCTATTTGCTTCCATCCTTGGCAGAGGTGATCAGACATCCTCATCCTTCCTATAATGACAATCGATGCACAGGCCCCCAAGATACTTCTGGCCTTTGCCACAATGCTCACATAAACCTGAATCCTTCGGACTGAGATTAAAATGCTTCTCCATTTCCTCGATGAGCCAGGAGCCCTTCTTAAAGAATCCATAAGCACCGGTATATTTCTTTTTCGTGGTAGATAGATAGAAGTCGAGCTTATTAAACATCCATTCCAATTTTTCTTTTTCAAACTGAGATTTAAGGTTGGTGTATTGCTCGGTTGTGAGCCGTATATATTCTCTAATCTCCTCCATATCCTCTTTCTTTACCTTCTTTGAAGGTGAAGAAGAAGATGAAGAGGGTTGTGACAGTGGTGTTATTGGAGCGTTACTGTCACGCTTCTCTCTGAATCTGTTTTGCCTTAATCTATTGTTTTCCCTTTCCTTTTCATCCCTGAGCATACGACGTGACATAACCGTTACCTTACCGTTATTAGAGAAGATAATGTCGCCTATTTGCTCATCTTTAAGGTATAAAAGTATTTCTCTTGTAGCTTGTTCCGTTGCCCTTAGAATCCGAGCCCACTGAGTTATTGTTTTTGTGAGTTTCCCGTGTTCCTCAGACCACCATAACTTGCAGCAGATTCTTATCCAGGCACCTTCTATCTCTAAAGGATGCTCGTCTAAATCGTGCATCCAATCATTAGGATAAAATTGAAATGCTGGTGCTTTTGTCATCCCTCCCGTTTCTCCCTCGGCCTCATAAATTCCTTTTCTTTGCCCATTCAGGCTTTTCAGTCAGCCACATTTGCCCCGGCCTATACTTCGCTTGAATGCTTAAATGACAGACTTGGCAGCAAGCCAACAAATTCTCGTATGTACAATTCGCCTTGTTCAAATCTAAGTGGTGTACAGTGAGGATCCTCCCGGGAACAGAATCAGAATCGCAATTCTCACATTTCCGGCCAGCTTTATCTTTAATTTCATCAGCTATCTCAGACCAATTATCCGGGTAATCAGACATGGTATTCCATCACTTTTCTCCCCGGTAGCGCCTCATACCCTTTCAAACTCGCGTACATTTCACAGCCCCTGCACTCCCGGTCACTCTGTTGATAATGCCAAAGGCAGACGTCCGGGTGTACCCGATGTGGCCGGATACGTGGGCACCATTGGTTAATCATGGTTTCCAATAACTGATTTTCAAAATGGGTTTCCGGTCTGCCCTAAACAATACAAAGTCGTGCGGTTCTGGAGATTCCAATTCCTTGTATGCCCACTCAAGCCCGTTCTTTCGGCGCTTGCACGATACTGGACGATTGTTGAGTTTCACGTCTGGGTAGACACTCGCAACACTGCGGACGGCATCGATACCCGCATCTTTGGCAATGTTGACCACTTCCCTCTCGAAATCGAAGCCTTTGGTGCGTGGTGATTTGCCTCCGCTCATTCTTCCCCTGCTTTCTTACATGCCATACAGATAGCCAGGGCAAGAGTAGGCTGCCCTGTAACCCAATGCCGGTGACAGGTCTTATCCCAAACATCGCAACTGTATTTCCCGTCGTCTTTTTCCATTATCCAATCATCCCGCTTATCCACCTTCTCAAACGCTTTGATGAGGTCTCGGATTTCTGCGGGTGTCACTTACCCTCCGCTCTCTTGGTTATACCTCACAATATCTCCGTCTTTTAGCTCATGCCATTTTCTGATTTCCCAAAAGCCAAGGCATAGATACCAATCATAGATAAGCGACATCCCATACTTTGCCTTGATGAATCCAGATACATGCCATCGAGGAAACCAAGAAATGTATTGATATTTCTTTTGTGGTGTCACTTACCCTCCCACCCTGATCTCTGCGGCACAGTCCTTAAATCCCATTTCCCAGGCTGCCGCCGCTACGGTTCCTACCGGGTATATGTTGTCCTCGAGCTTTCCACCCTGCAGGTAAGCTAGGCGGCCTTCTTCGTATGGAGTGATCATATCTCCCCCCTATCATGTTGATTCCAATCTTCTGGGCCGTATTCATCCTCGTGCTTGTCGCAAATCCCAGGCTCTGGGCTCCGCTTGAATCCACCGGGTGGGCCTTTAAACTTTCTGCCGCAGACGGTGCAATATTTATCCACACGCCCTTTGCCTCGGGCGCCCGTGTAACTGGCGATTTGCCTAGTGATTTGTTCGCGCCTGGCTTGCGTAGGTTTAGTCATAAGCCCCTTAAAAAACATCCTCTTTGCGCCATTTTGTCCGGTGTATAAGCATAAAGGCTATTCTTGATACCATGCTTTTCTCCATCTCTCGCTTTTTAGGCCGTTTGATCCATTCTTGTTCTAAAATCCAAGTATCATCAAGTCGTGTTTCATGGTGCCATCTCCATTTGTAGATGTACATAAGGCCAACATATCGAGGTAAATCGTCTCTCTTGATTGCATCTCGTGGGCAAACGAATGTAAACGTATGGCAATACTCCAGATAGTTCTGCCATTTCTTATCAGAGATAAAATCCCGCCGACACGATTTAAATTCATAGATTCGTATGTGCTGGCTGTATGGATTAACCCGGATAAGGTCAAACCGGTTATTATCTAAGCCGGTTTCAAACATGCTAAAATATGGGCCGGTGTGATTGGTGCGAAAGTATTTCTTGATATCTGCAATGCTGACATCGTAATCGAATTCTTCATGTATGACTGTTTGGGGCATAATCCCCTGAAATGCTTATAGTTCCTTAAAATGGTTTAACGGGAATATAACTCGTGGCCTTTTCCCGCTTGTTTCGTGAGCTTTATCCATCCATAAAATATCAAGATAATTCCAAAAAATTACATCATTTGGCTTTTCTACGATAAATAACACTGCACGAATCCCTGTTTGCTTTTGAAATTCTAATCGCCTTTTTATTTGCCACAATGGAAGCCCATGACCCTCGAACGGTGGCGGCTTGTATCGCTCTTGTCTTTTAACCTCAGCCAAAAACCAATTACTATTATATCGATAAAGAATATCAGCCTGAAAATAGGGCAAGTCCCGATTGCTAAGAAAAGTACGAATTATGGATTCACCAACCCAACCCTGATAATAAAGACAATTTTTGCATTCTTTCCTGGCTTCGTTCAAATCTCATTGCCCCATGAATCCCAACCCTCATAAGTTTCCCTTGCGAAAAGCTCTAAACGATTCCCTATGGTTTTTACTTCGATTAATTTTCGAATTTTATCCGGTTTTTTAGAATGTTGCTCTTTAGTTTCGCTAATAAGGGTTGGTATAGCATCACCATATTGCTCTATGTTGATTTTGCCTTTATAACCATAAAGCAATAATTCGGTTTTTTTATGAAATCCATTTTGGGTCCACCCATTTCCCTTATCCCACGTTATGAGACAGAAATATTTAAATCCCCATATTTTCATTACGTCTAATGCATCTGGAAGGAACGTATGAGTAGTCCAAAGAAAGAGAGAACATTGTTCTGCAGCGAGATTAGCGATAGGTAGAGTTTTGATATTCTCAATGCTCATGGTGGGATATTTATCTTCAATAGGACTTTCCCATTTATCCACGATAATAGAGCCAACTGGCCAAGGGGGGTCGGCATAAATGACGTGATATTTCTTAGGTTCATTGGCTAGACGAAATTCATTTTCCTTATCAACGATGTATTGTTGTACAACTTGGCGTAATTCACGGATTGATAGTTTTTCTTTTTCAGCTTTATTTAAAAATTCTTGAGCCTTATTCATGTCATGGTTTTTACCCCATGCCATTCTTTCAGCATTGATTTCTATTTCTTTAAGAGAGGCGACTTCGTAGTGATGAGCGTATGAAACATTTAAGTGACGACACTTAATTTCAAATAATTCAGCTATTCGCTTAAATTGGGCCAAATTTTGGTAATGATACTCTAAGACCCTTTCCGCCTCCTGATACAACCCATCCCCATAATGCCTTTTCCCATCAACCAGCCAGTCGCCTATGGCCCATTGTTTGGCTTCGTCCACTCGTTTCAGTATTCCACCATAGCCTTCCCATTCTTCTTTTGTGGATTCCCTAACAAGCTCGGTGCCAACAAATGTTGTGCGATATGGGCCGGTTCTTAGTATCAACTCATTCATAACCTATCGAAATCCTTCATCTAATTATTTTAATTAGACTCTACTTTTACTTTCATTTGCGTTTTCGGGATAATGCTATACAAAGTTTGGAGGCATAAAGACGAGCTATGTATTCCTCAATGGCCACACTACAAAATTCAGAGCGTTTAAGATTTCGCTTACCGGCTTCGTGGTCTATTATTTCGACAAGGTCGCTTTCGAGATACAGACTACATTGCTCTTTACCGTTTTTGTATTTACGCATGGCTCCCTCCGTAGGTAGAAATACTTAGTTTGGACTAGGTAGTTCCCCGCATAAAAAGTGTTTTGAAGATACGGTTTAGTGTGGTATATTTTGATTTTTTGGCCTGGTGTAGAGTGGACTCGAAGCATTGAATTCGCAACAAGACATCTCCTGGTGGGATTGCCCTGTTGTTCTCGTAATTAGCGATAGCACATCGGTTAGAACTCACTGCAGAAGCGAACTTCTCTTGACTTAATCCCGCTCTTGCCCGAACAGATTTGACAAATTGAGAAATGTCAGATTTCACGTTGACTAATATATAAAAATAATTTGTGCTTGTCAAGCACTTTTAAGGGGGCTCATTTGGGCGGAAAGAAAAAAGCCGAAATTACTCCAATCTTGTTAGAGCGGATTCGTATACTTAGTGAATTCAGTGAGCAAGAACTTGCGGAAATGGCTGGGATTGACAGAACAGCATGGTATCACAAAGAAAATGCTAGACAGACTATGGCAGGGGATGATTTTGCTAGATTATTGCTCACGCTGGCAAAACGAATGCCTAGAAAAAAGTATGAAAAATTACTGAGCGCCATATTTATAGACTAATCAATAAGTTAGATTAGCCCACGGAAAAAAATGCACGTGGGCTTTATTTTTATTCCGATTGTGCTTGACAAGCACAAAACAGGTATGATACCCTGATTCAAACACTCAAGGAGGGCATCATGAAAAT